TGATCAGCAGCAGCGGGCCGATGGTGTTGATCCAAATGCCCACCGTCTCCGCGCCCGTCGGTTTGATTTCGACGCGTTGCGCGCCGGCATGGCCGAGAGTCGCCAGCAACGCATCCAGTGATTCCAAACACTGTAACAATTCGATTTGTTCTCGTGTTTCTGTTCTGTTCCTTGCGAGTTGCCCATCGGCAGTTCTCTGGAGAGTAGTCTCCATCGTTGTCGATGCGGTCAAGAGACTTTCCTTCAGGTTTTTCACCCATGTCTGCGAGGAAGTTATCAAACTTATTCCACCGTTCACAAACTCTAATTCCTCGGCCTCCATAGTTTGGAAAGGATTTGTCTCTTGGATTAAAGCATCGAGTCCTCATTGCGACCCAAATATAGTGAATTCTGGAACCGGCGTATCCATGGGTTCTAGTCCTCTCAGAGACAAGTTGCCTCTGCAAGCACCCGCAGGATCTCGAAATTCCTCCCTTAAGCACACTGTTAAGAAGCACGACTTTTTCTCCACAGTCGCAAGTGCAATAACTCATGGAGTACCTTCTACGAGGTCCAACACGGAAAGGAGCGTCTTCCGTGACAATAAGTCTTCCAAATCTCTGTCCGACGAGCGATATTTTGGCAGGCATTGCATTGGTTCTTTCATTGCATTGTTCAGCAGTGGGCGTCGGGCTGTAACCCGCGCTCGCTGCGACTTTACCATGTCCTGTCCCACCGTCAACGCCTAAACCAATATGCCAGCCATGACCCCAATGATGGAAAGCGGAGCGGTGGCCCCACCTGACGAGGATATGTACGGTGAGTCCTCTGAGTCCACCACGGAAGACACCTCCGAAAAGAGTGAGGAGACCGCCTCGAAGTCCGCGCTGCTTCCCTCGAATATGTTCGATGGAACGCCTGAGCCAGGTGACACCATCACTGTAAGAGTGGATCACGTGTTCGACAGTGAAATCGAAGTCAGCCTCGTATCCAAACCAACCGAAACCAAAACGTTGCGGCCGACTGCAGATGAGGAAATCGAAGCTGCCGCGACAGAAGTGGAATAATCTATGGCAAATTTAGTGTGCGACCCCTCAAGTTTACAAGCAGCTCAACCCTGCCTCCAGGCTCTGTCCGTCACCCAACTCCTCTCCGTTATCGCTCTGGCCCTCTGCCGGATCAACGGCGGGAGCATCGACACCGTTTGCAGCGCCAACACTTTGATGGACGATGCGAAATGCTTCCTCTGGATGAACGACAAGAAGCAGCTCGAATCGCTGGCAGCGCTTCTGGTTAACTGGGCGGTCGATAACGGTTTTCTCGCATCAGCCCTGGACGCGCGCGAGTCGATCACCTGTTTGGCGTCGCTTAGCCAATCCGATCTCCACGCGATCATTACGAAGCTGATCTGCGAAGGGATCTCCAGCGGAACGCTCATCACGCCCATTGTGTAACCACCGCACTGCGCCCGGGCTTCGGTTCTGGCCAGGTGCTGACTCTTTATCTATATGGCCACATGCAATGCCGCAGAATTGATGGCGAGTGCCACGTGCCTTAGCGGGCTTCAGCCGGACCAAAAGCAGACCGTAATCGCCTACCTGCTCTGTCAGTTGGCTGGTGGAAGCGATGCAAGTTCAGGCGGCGGCGGTCTAACCACTCCGACCGATGCGCAGCTCGTGCGCGGCAGCATGGCGGTTGTGTCGGCTGAGTTCGAGCGGCCCAACGACACCACCGCTTACGCCGGTAACGACGTAGTGGGGCCGACAGTGGCCGCGGTCATGACCTTTGCGAACGTGGGACGGATCGTTGGTGGCAACGGGTATGTGACCAACGTGCGTCTGATCAAGAGCACCAACGTGACGGCAAATGCCACGTTCCGTCTGTGGCTGTATCAGACAGCTCCGGCCGTCATCGCGGACAACGCTCCGTTCACCTTGCTCTACGCCAATCGCGCGATTCGGCTGGGTTACGTGGACCTGCCTTGCTCAACCGAGGGCGCAGGGTCCAACTCCGCGTCTTCGTTCCTCACCAACGTAAACCTGAAGTTCGCTTGCACTGCGGCGTCTCGGGATCTCTACGGTGTCCTTGAGGTAAAACAGGCTTACATTCCTGGCGCCCTGGAGGACTTCTTTGTGGAGATCACCGTGGATCAGAACTGATTCGCATGAAGCACGCACCACCGCTCCAACACCGGGACTCTACCCAGTTCCGGCCCATGATCGCGCCGAACCTGGAGGCGTGGTATGACGTGTCTGCGGTGGAGAATAGTGGGAATTACTTGGCGCGGAGTGAGGAGTTTAGCTTAGTGTGGAACCGAATCAGACTGAATGCATTTGGTGCCATAGACACCGGTGTCGCTGCGGCAGGTTCTTTTTCTGACACAGCACAAACCCTTGATCCAATCGGTAGAAACACTGCTGACTTCATTCAGGAAGACCCGACTGCTACAAGCACGCATTTCTTAGTGAATACCGGGAACATGAACCTACCCATCTCTGGGGTAGAGTATTCAATTTATATAAAGGCTGCTGGAAGAACGATTGTATGGCTTAACGTGGATGATGGCACCAATGCAATCAGGGGTTACTTTAACCTAACACCGTTAACTACCCAAGGTGCAGCTACCCAAGGTGCAGGTAATGGAGTTGTCTTAAGTATTTCAGATGCTGGTAATGGGTGGAGAAAATGCACCTTAACAGGTAATCCGGGGGCTGTTACAGGGATTTATAAGGCAGCTATTTACCTAGCTGTTGCGGGACCAGCGATATCTTACAGTGGAGACAATACCCAAGGTGTTTACCTCTGGGGTGCCCAAATCCGTCTCACCTCCTGGGACACCCGCTACATCCCCACCGGAGCAAACCCAATCTTCCCCAACGCCCAAGCTGACGCTGCGCTCGCGGTAGTGAATCTGCGGAACCTGGCACCGCTGTTCGATGACCGAGCGAATTTGCTGGTGCAGAGTGACATGTTCAGCACGACGTGGGTGCGCACCAGACTGAATGCATTCGGAGCAGTGGATACGGGAGCTGCAGGAGCAGGTAGCTTTGCCAACACCACCCGCACTACCGATCCTCTCAGTGGAAATTTTGCTGACTTCGTTCAGGAGGATGCGACAGCAGCAAACACGCATCTGATCAGCCAAAGCATTGTACTCGCATCAGGAACTTACACGTTCTCCTGTTTTGTTAAGGCTTCCGGTCGTAACTGGGTGAGGTTGATTGTTGGGGTTGTTGACAGCATTGCCTGTTATTTCAACGTCACTGCCGGAGCTGGAGCGGTAGGAACAGCAGCCAACGGAGGAGGGGCATCAGGAGCTGTTGGGAGCATCGTTGATATAGGCAATGGCTGGTTCAGGTGCGTTCTTACAGGTGTCTTATCAGTGTCAGGAACCTATGCGGTTGACGCAAGACTAGCCACAGGCGATGGAGGTTCAAGCTACAACGGCGACAACACCTCCGGCCTCTTCCTCTGGGGCGCTCAACTTCGCCGTTCCACCTGGTCCGACCAATACATTCGCACCACCACCGACACTGTCACGCCATTCCGCAATGGCTCGTTCCGCGACCTGTATCAGGGGACAGGAAGCGCGCAGCCGCTGCTTGTGCTGGATAGCGTAAACAGGAAGCCTGTCTTGCAGTTCAATGGCACAACGCATTTTCTGAAGACGCCCATATTCACTCTTCAGCAGCCATGCACGGTTTACATGGCATATCGCCCGCTCGCCATCACTGCCTTTGCGCGGTTCTTTGATGGAAACTCCAGCAATAGCATGGGCGCTTACCAGACTGGAGCAAACCGCATTGCGTTGTCGGCTGGCACTGACTTGACGCTGACTGATGCTTACGACATCGCCCTAACCAAGATGACCATCGGAGCGTTTATCTTCGTGCTTGGAGACGGCTCCACTGCTGATATTGAGACTGATCGGTCATACGTGGGATCAACGATTGGAGTCGGCGCGGCATTCGGTATCACCTTGGGTGCGCGCGGCAACAACGCGAACTTCTCCAATATCGAGTTCAGTGAGATGCTGGTGTTCTCTGTTCAGCATGACCGCAACACCCGTCGGCGCATCATGAAGTACCTTGCCGACAAGTGGGCCTCATTCGTGGTATGAACTTCGCAGATCCAACGATTGTTGTTGTCTCGGGCAAGTTGCTTGCTGAAACCCAGGAAGCAAAATGTCAGCAGTGGATGATTGACCATGTGCTAGGTTATACAGCCGAGCGGTGGGCTGAGATCTGGGTTAACACAAACGAAATTCAGCGTGCGTTTTACGTCGATAAGAGAGTTGAGCCAGCGCTGATAAAAACCATTCTTGATACCAGAGTAAAGTCAATTGACGACGCAAGCTGGACGATAGAACGATTGAAAGAAATCGCTGTTGAACCAATCGAAGAACCGATCAAACTTACAAGAAAATAAATACCATGCGAATAAGGTCATGCAACAAATCAAAGTGGCAGGCTTTCGATGCTGAATGTAAAAGCTCTAATTCAGTGCTGCGGTTTCTGGCGCTATTCATTCTGGCTGCTGTTTTACTGTTCGCTGGAGCCAAGCTTGTCTTCGGTGCAGGTGATCAATCCGTGACCCTCGCATGGGATGCAAATACCGAGACCAACCTGCGTGGATATTTCCTATACTATGGTAACGTGTCCCAGAAATACACAGCCATAACTAACGTGGGAAACGTAACCACTGCCGTGGTGAAAGGGCTCGACGCGGGAACGAATTGGTTTTTTGCGCTGACAGCGGTTTCAGTCTCAGGCCTTCAAAGTGAGTTCAGCAATGAGGTGATGACGAGTATTCCTATAAAGCCTAAAACGCCGGTGATCATAACGAATTACTGGAATATCCCTCCATTGAAGTTCGAGATTTTGCTGGTTCCACTCTCTTCCGTCACCAACACTCCTTTCATCACGATCCCGTCGCCGACAACCATTGAGTCTAATTAACCGCTGAAAAACCATGACGAAGAATCAGACTCCAGACGAAAACAAGCAGGCAATAATCAAGGTTGTTGCGGTTATGTTTCCGCTCTTGCTGTGCTCAGTGCTGATCCCTTGGTGTGTATGGGTGACTTCAACTATGTTCGCGAGGGAGGTTCGAATTACTGCGATTGAGACGTTTATAAATCTTGGTCCAAGGACTCTTACTTCTGATACAGTTCGTATCACCAATGAAGAAAAGTTGGAGAGAGTAAAGATTATTGAACGGTTGGACAAAATCACTTTGGACATCCAAGAGATCAAAATCAAGCTCTTGAGTGGCACTGCCAAATAGGCCATTAAACTCGATCACCGGTACACCAGCTCGTGGCTGGTGTGTGTGGTGGCCTTGGCAGCGAGATCCTGAAACCATTGGGTGTTCTTCTGTTCGGCTTCGGCATTGGCCAGCCGTGAGACGTTGAAGCCGCGGCGGCGGGCGCCCTCGACTGCGATCACTAACGAGTCTGCCCGGTTCGGGCTTTCACCACTGTTCCTTAGCTTGTAATCGTCCTTCGTTTCCAGCTCGTAACGATCCCTCGAAACGTACGTCCATTGGCGACGGCTGAATTCCTCCGCTGCTTCCCGTGGGAATTGACGGATCTGATGGCACTGGGTCACCAGGCGAACCACAAACCAAAGCTCCGTTACGAACTTGCTGACGTGTTCATTCCACGTCTTCAGCCGGCGCTTGTGGGTGTCATGCTCGAACAGGTACATGTCCTTGCTCACCGCTCGGTCCGTGGCCACACCACCGAAGTTCACCGCATTCACTTCCACGGACATCTCTCGGGCCATCTCGACTGCCAGTGTGGCGAACATGCCGGCATCGAAGAACACGTTGCCCGATGGGATGTTCAGCGTAGCGCAGCGCGATTTAGCATGCTTCGCAATCTGTCTCTCTGCCGTCACCTTGCCGCCATCGGCATCCTCCAGACTCAACAGAATCGGAATCACGCGTTGCTCACCGAAAGATATCACCGTGGATCCATCCACCAGCTTGCCGAATTCAAGCCACGTTTCCACGCACTCATCACCTCCGAAACCGGCGTCTATGGAATAGATCCTTGTGCGTGCCTTGCTTCCGTCCCATACGGGTTGCTTGAATCCGTCGCAAGCCTCAATCTCAGGAATCGTAAGCACGACACTGGAGACCGCGCCAGCCTTCCTCACCCCCATGATTTGGGACCACCACTCAATCGAGTCCTTGCCTCCGGGCCTGCTGGAAACTCGGTCCACGTCATGTTGGTCCACGAGGTAAGGAAAACGGTTGGGAGTTTCTGGATCAAAATTCGGAGAATCTATTCCAACAAGGTTTACCGTTCTCCCGTTGTATTTATTGTCCCACACTGTGGTTTTGGTGATTTCCCCTTGGGCTTCCCATCCGCACTTCGGTTCGCTTACTGCGTCCAAAGCCTTGCCGTTTTCTGCAATTGGATTTCCCAAGAACGCAGCTTTGAAATCTCCTTTGTCCAGAGAATCGAGCACCTTGAGGTAATCACGGGGAAGAAATTGAAGCTCGTCACCTATCAGTCTGCGGCGCTTTTGCTTGATTCCTGAAAAATCTTTTAGGGATTCTCCCATGAACTCTCCGTGAGATCCCAAAACGGGTACCGTCAAAATCCCTTTCCTTTGGTCACGAATATCTCCCGTCTCTTCGATGGCGTCAGTGAAGATCCCGTGTTTGGAGTCAGAAATATTGCCAGGAAGCCAATGATACCGGTCAAGTGCTCGCTGATGCAAACTTTTGATGTCGCCCCAAACGCGTAATTCCAAGCCTCGAATGTTGGTGCTGGTCATCAGCGTGAGGGTTTCTTCTGGAAAGCAGTAGTAATCAATCAGGACAGCCTTGCTGATGCCACGTGTTTTTCCGCTGTCACGGCTCCCCACCACAACCGTGATTCGATTTGCCAGATATTCTTTCAGAATCAAATCGCTCCAGCGATGGTGATCATCCTCCGGCCAGATCAACTTTTGGGTTGCTTTGAAGTGATGGAACAGTCCTTCCCCGCATTCCCGGCCGCCCTTTGTCCATTTTCCGCCATGCTTGATGCACGCCATCTCGATCTTCAGGTCGCTGGTGCCGGCGGGCCACAATGCTTCGTACTTGCTTATTTTCTCGGTGGGCATAAGGTTCTGAACCGACGTAAAGCCGCTGTCGTCAAGCGACAAAGTGCCAGAAGTGTGCTAACTTTGCGAATCCAAAATGACGAATGAGCTGAAAACGGCTGACGAGAAAACCGAGAAACGGAAGGTTAGGCTTCGGTCGGTGCCCACGTACCTGTATCCAGTGAAAGGAGCAGGCATTTACGCCATTATCAACAACGAGAATCTGAAGGTTTACGTTGGGAGCACCGTGAATTTCAGGAAACGATGGGCAACACACAAATCAGAACTTTCAAAAGGGAAACATCACAGTGCTCATCTTCAGCGAGCATTCGACAAAAATCCAAACGCTTTCTCGCTCGAAGTGCTTCAGGAGATTCCGAATGCGGATAAGGAAACACTTCTTAAGGCGGAGCAATTTTGGATGGACTTCTACAAGTGTAATGATCGTACATCAGGATACAATACATGTCCAGATGCAAGATCCTGTCAAGGTATCAAGCTGACACCTGAACGATGCAAGCAAATGTCTATTTCGCTCAAGGGAAAGACCAAGGGAAGAAAATTCAGCCCTGAAAGACTTGCAGCTCACAGATTGATAATGATCAATCGAAAACCATCTCACTGGACAGAAGAACAGAGGAAAAAGGTAGGGGATCGTTTCAGAGGAAAATCTAGGAGCACGGAATCAATCAAGAAACAGTTATCAAAACAGATCGGAAGAAAGTCATCTTTAGGCAAGGAAACGTGTCAATACGACAAGGATGGCAATTTCGTAAGGAAATTCCGAACCGGAAAAGAGGCTGATCGAGCATTTCCAGGCAATGGAAGTAGGATAAGAACCTGCGTTAAGAATCCAACTTGGAAATCAAGTGGATATTACTGGAGAAGGTTTTCAAATGGAGAAATCCCAAACAAGATAATAATTCCTGAGCGCAATGGAAGTAGGATAAGAACCTGCGTTAAGAATCCAACTTGGAAATCAAGTGGATATTACTGGAGAAGGTTTTCAAATGGAGAAATCCCAAACAAGATAATAATTCCTGAGCGCAATGTAAGTAAGCGTCTTGTGCCGGTTCTTCAGATTGACTTCAGTGGAAAGATTCTAGCCAAGTGGAAAAGCGTAGCTGAAGCTGCGAGATCATTTAAAAGGGATCTCACAAATATAGTGCAGGCGTGCAAACACAAACAAAGAACTGCACACGGTTTTTACTGGAGGTATGCATGCGAAGTTGGGGATGTTGATCATGTAGAAATAATCCCTGGATCACGTAAAAATAAATCGTTCGTTAATATCAATGAGGTGAAAACGTGAGTTCAAGCTCCCGC